TTAACAAATCATCAGGAATTGTACCAAGTTGACCAGTCCCATAATTGATTTTTGCCTCTTCAAAAGGTAATTCAACTGACGAAACACCCTTAAAAGAACCCGTATTGCATACCCAATCTAAAACACGTCCAAAAGCCGCTTTTATCTCTCTTGTTTGTCGGGTATCTTGAGAGAAATTAATGCCACTGGAATACTCCACGTCAGCCTCGGAAAACTCAGGATATGGTTCCCGACTGTAGCCATGATAGCCGCCATATCCCCACGATCTACCAATTGCTGTAGATAGGTGAATTTGCCCGTCTATATCGATTATGTAGTCGTTAGAACCTAAAATTTGCCAACTATCAGGAGCGATAGCCCGATTAAATCCATCGGTAATATTGCCTAGTCTGGCTTTAATTATCGGAGCAGGATTGCTGATAATTGGAGTATTTATACTGACATAAGTTAATCTAAAATTTTGGAATTTCAGATTAACTCTTAGTCTTTCCCGGTGACGGGTAATTTCTAGGGGTCGATCTGCCCCTCTATCGCCTTCAATGATTGATTGAACAAAGTAAATCGCACCAGTGACGGCATCTTCTGATAAAGATACCGATGGTGCGAAAATAGAGAGGTCATCAACGCTAAAAATCATTAGGAAACCTTACTCAACAAAGGACAACTTGTGTCATGAACCGGGCAAAATGGACGATGTTCGAGGTCGGTTCTAAGTTGACCCTTACACCGGTTACAGACTGGATAACCCAGTGCTTTTAGGTTGTCATAAGTAACTTTATTGGTTCCATTTGTCGGGGGAAGGTTTTTAGTTCCACCTGTCACAGTGGGTAAAGTTTCTTCGAGGGTTTCTTTGCTTGCCATAATTGTTAGAAAGATAGGGTTTATACAGCTACATCTAGGGTGCGTAATTCAGCTACTCGTAACTGCTGAGAAGCTTCCCCAGTACCTACGGGATCGACATCTAAGGTCTTGTAACCCCTCCACGCCAACCAAGTCATACGGGTTCTACGATCAAACTGAGTTACCTCATCTTGACGAATTTCAAAAGGCATCGCTTCACCAATACCTAGAGCGCCGGCTCCGATTAAATACCCAGTACGGGTAGTTCTAGAACCCAAAGAACCACCTAAAGTCTCGTTTTGAACACCAGGTTGACCAGCTGCACCGGTTCCGACGCTTTGCCCAGTTTCAAAGATATGGAATTTCTCTACCAATCCTAGATATCCAGTCACCCGACCTGTATCTCCGGGGGGAATATAGGAAGGATTAAGAATATTTAACAAGTCATCTAGGTCACGTTTTGTATTTGCTTGCCAGTCGCGTTCATTTTCATACGATTCTTTAAGTTGCAGAATTTGAGTCGAGTTAAGAAACAAGAAAAACGTCTCGTCATCGTTCATTTGAAACTGGTTATCGTGGGCGTATTGATACAGTTTTCGCATGAACTTCTTGGTAAAAGTTCCATTGTCTCCTGCTGCTGATAATCCAGTAGGGGAAGTGACAAGAGTGCTGTTTTTATTGTAAAGATGCAATGACGTACTATCGAGCATCGTCTTGATCATGTTATTATCCCATACGGCATAATCTCGGAAGAGACTTTTTTGCATCCAGTCAAGCATAGGCATTGCACTGAAAAATTCCGTGAATGATGGAATAGCTACGGGACGAATTGGAGTAGAAGCTCCTACTTTACCGCGTCCATATTCAAAGATTTCTGCTGATACACTGGACGCACTACTGTTGTCAGATTCCGAAGTCAAGTCAGCGTACTCACCTTTTCCTGATAGTAAGTAATCGTTTACCGCCGGAGAACTGGTCAAATAATTTAGTCTAGGAATCCGAATAACAGTTCCATTACGAGCCGTAAAATCTAAGGCATAAGTAGGAATCTGCCAAAAGGTTAGTCCTGAAATATGTGTCGTGCGGACGATTGCTGACAAAGTGTCGAGAAAAAATGGGGGAAGATCGGCCGCAGTCGTTGGGCTATTTTTCGAGCTTTCACCTAGTACTGGAGCCGCGCTATTACCTCGGAACCATCCACGTTTACGTCCCCAATCTTCTAGGGAATTAATAACTGCTTTTCGGTTATCACGAATATGGCGATCTAGGGGAGCTTTGTTGTACAAGTCCATCGTTTGATTGCCACCCATAACCGACTGACGGATCATGCCAGAATTTTTCTGGATGCCTTCAATCAAGTCAAAGGTTTCTTGAAGCGCACCTGTAATCTTATCAGCATCATGAGCGACGGTTTTATTGAAATTAGGCAACTGCATTTTTTCTGGTGTTTGGCTACCGTAAAGCTTCCCTAGGTCAGCAAAGTTATTAATCGTTTTTTCTGACTCAGTGACTTTAGTTTCTAGTTGAGCAATTTTTTCATTAGATTTTTGGATAGCTTCCGTAGCAGAATTGAGAGAAGCTTCTAGGGTAGCTTTTGTAGTTTCAAACTGTTGCTTTTGGGATTCTAGTGCCGATTGTTTTTCCAATTCCATCGCTTGTTTTACCGACTCAACGGTTGCCGTCACGGTATTTTGTACAAGCTCTTGAATCATTTTGGGATCAAAGACTGGGACGGGAGTGGGATCAGGGTCAGAATTTTTAACCGGTACACCACCCTCAGAAGACCTTAAATCACCTCGAAAAGTGGCTTTTTGAGTCAGGGTGTAGATTTCTTCTTGAGAAGGAGTATCACTTCCTTCTACTGAATCTTTAATAGCTACGGGAGTAACCCGTTTGATTTCTTTTAGGGTATTCATTACTGATGCTGATCACTAACTATTAGATATAATTGTACTACAGAACTTTCTGTTTTAGGAAAAAACAAAAGTATTAAGACGAGAATCTATCAATCTCGCCTGACGACAATTGCCACTGGTAACAAAACTGCATTCGACGGAGTCCATCTTTCCAGATCGGCGATAGTAAGGGGTTAGCGTTTCTTCATCTACTAGCCCTGCCATATATGGGGGGTAATGGGGACATTTAGGATCACTGTAGGGAATATCACAGATAGGACAAATTGACTCACCATAGAAAAACCCACCCATTGAAACATCGGCTTTCCGTCCATAGGAAATTTCAGAAATAATCGGGTGAGTCGCTTCTACAAAACCGAAAACCAAGACCTGATGATAACCGTCTTTTTGAATTATTCGATAATCTTCGTTTGGATTAGGAGATTTTTCGAGGATTCGTGTTATCCCTTCCTTGCTTACACGAGGCAAGGAATAAATAAAAGAATCATAGATCATCCCAAAAGTTTTGGTCTGATCGTCCCATTCGTGATCGATCATCAAAGCGCATCCGGGATAACTAGCCACCATAGTTTCTAGTGCATTTTTATCCCAGACTTGTAAAGAGCTATGAATTAAGTTATTTGAAGCAATTAAAGCAAATCGCATTAACTCCGATGGTTCCCACGGATCGAGTCCGTAGGGTTTAAATTGATTGATTAATTGCATCTCGTCATCAGTGGGGTGACGAGTCGCTAGTAATTGTTCTAATTCAGCGCGGGTTAGTTCTAGTTCCATGTCAATAAAAAATACTTATATAAATAATTCTATCTAAAGGCTTGACGTTTGTGGTTGGTTGATCTATATTAATAGTGTCGTCTCCAACCGAAACCTATAAATATAAAATTTCAATACAAAATATTTGTCTCCATAGAAAGTGTATAGCTGAGGAAACAACGCAGGGTATCAATCCTGCGTTTTTTATTTCGTCCAGCCAAAGTTTAACGAGAGCATATTCTGGGTAGGGCGTGTTCTGGAATTAGAAAAAACAAAATAACAGCCACAATTAGCCCGACAAGTGCATCTCTCAGTCGGTCGGGGAAGTGTCCCTATTGGTTGCCAACTGGCACTTTCATAAAAAAGACACTCTTGGCAAGATTCTTTTTTGGTAATTATTCTCTTTTCCCACTTATTGATTAGAGCGTGTCCTCTCCTGTTTCCCTCTTCAAAAGCTTCTCTAGACTTAGCAACGTACATCTTGGAACGATTAATTATTTGAGCCTCTGATTGAGTACCAAGAATAATATCACGGGAAAACTTTCTTAATCGTGCGTATTGTGTTCTAAGCATCTGACCAATTCTGCCATAGTCAGAAGCGTTCATGTCAGGCTTACCAATTCGATAAAGTTGAATAGTTAAATCTTTAATTTCAAAAGACATTTTCTCTTCCCACTCACTAACAGTTATTTTTTTCTGTAAAAGGTCACGGGTAAGTTTATCTGTTTTTTGAATACGGGCATTAATAGTTTGTTGGGAAATTTGTCTAACTTTTTCAGTAGAGACAAATCTCCCTGTTCGATTGTCTCGATAGCGTCGAGTACCAGGGTTAAAAGAAAAATCACTCATAGCTTATTTCAGGTTCTAATAGGTTTTTAAATTCAGGGTCGGGAGGTTTCTTTTTCCAGTCATCGATAGCTTTTTGAATGTCATCGGCTGTTACTTCCGCTCTCTCTAGTAATCGACCAATTGGCTGTAAGTTTTTATTTTCTGGGTTAAATTTATCTGTCATGCTATTTGTACAGTAGTATTTTTCTGGTTTTAGCTTCTTTGATTAGCCGATCACAAACATTACGCAAAGTATGACCATCCCATTCAGGAGCTTTAGGAACCCACACGGAATTAGGAATTAAATCTGCAAATTTTATCGGTAAATGATAGGTAATTATTCCGCTATTTAATTTACATCCCGCAATAAACCACCCTTCCCAAACAGTCTCGTCGCTGTGACAATAAGAGGCAAACGAAAAAGCTGGCAGTAATCCGATTAGCTGAATAAATAAAAGACATCGATGGTCATAAAGTTCCTCAAAAGTGTGGTATCCATCTGAGACTTTGCTAGAGTCGCAAGGTATAAAGTTATCGTTGACTGTAATCCCTTCTGTCATGGTTATTTATCTCCTAATCCGTCATAAACTAATTCTTGGGTTTTTTCTGATTTACTGAGTTTAGCCATTAGGTTACGGTTTTTAATTTCTAACATTTTTACCTTTAATTTTAATCTTTCATAATCAAGCATCAGGTTATCGTATGAGTCGGTTAATTCGGCGTATTCGGCTCTCAAGTCTTCGATACTCAAATCTTCGATAATAGCGTCAAAGTTATTGTTATTCATGAATTTTCTCTCTGAAATAAATAGTAGCTCTTGAAGGGTTTCCAAATCTTTAACAATAGTGCCAAAATCGTTGTTATTCATGAATCTTCTCTTTGAAATAAATAGTAGCTTTTGAGCAGAAGTGTTGAATGTTAAGATTTTGAGGATATTATCCAAGTTGTGCATTGGCATTGATGATACCAAGTTTGAGCAGTTAATGACTCTAACCTCAATAAGACTTAACCTGAGTTGTTAAGTCACGCAACCATCTTCTAAAGCCTTAATTTTAGCGTCTTTAGCTTCCAGTTCGGTCATATTGGCGACTAGAACATTATTATTAGAATCGGAAACAACATAAGCTTTTAGATTTGTCATAATTATCTCTTGGCTTTACTGTATTTTATCAAATTTACAACAGTTTTAACTGTAATGGAGAATTATCTATTATTCCCTTTCTATAGGTTGGTCTAATCTGTTACAGGCTATTCGATAATATTCTAACTCTTTCTCGATACAGATATAATTTCTACCTAATTCTTTGCAAGCTAAAGCGGTAGTGCCAGAGCCACAAAAAGGGTCTAAGACTGTCCCACCCGGAGGTAATCCTAGAGTTATGAGATATTTCATTAATGCTAGTGGTTTTACCGTAGGATGAATATTGCCCTCACCGCGTTCAGATTTACTAGCTTTAGCGCAATAGAAAAATCGGGCGGCGGAGCCTCCAGCGTCATTGTGTCCGCTCACGCGACCTGGTATACCTGCGTAATTTCCATACGTTGCCGTGCTGTGTTTTCCGCGTGGGTTTCTCTGTCCTGTTTTTGCCGGACTCGTCTCCGGAAACAACCCCACCACCTCCTCGCTGCCGTCGTGGATAAGGTTAGCGGGGAAGCGGCCGGTTGCGGTGCGGTCAATGTCGGGCGTCTTACTCGTGTTCCACGTTGTCTCGCTTCCGTAAGGCGTGCTTCCGTCACCGCCTTTTCGCGTCCATGTCTCCGTCCCCACCCTACACCCATCGATATTAATCCCCCCAGTTCCCCACTGTAGGACATTCTCCGCGACCGTGCCAGTGAGAGGTTTACGAGCCACAATGATTGGTTCCCATGCCGGCTTTAGAGCAGTCCCCCAGCCTTCCCATTGTTTTGCTTCGGGTGTGGCGGGGGCAGTGATAAATTCAACTTCACCGATACTGGCATTCATAGGCGCACTGCTTGTGCTGACATTATTCGTCCTTTGTCGCCGTTGCCCCACCACCTCGCGCTCCGCCCCCGCCGCCTTGTCAATCGCCTTGCTCACGTCGTGCGACTTCGGGAACCCCGACCCATAGACCCACATAATTGTATCTCTGATTTCCCAACCAGCGTCCTCAATTGCTACTGCCAATCGGTGAAAAGTACGAGTCCCACCAAAAGCAAATAGGTGCGCTCCTGGTTTAGCGACTCGTAAAGCTTCAATCCAAAACTGTACACCGGGTACACTATGATCCCAATTTTTCCCCATGAACGAAAGTCCATAGGGAGGATCGGTTAGGATTAAATCAATAGAACCATCAGAAATAGTTTTTAAAACCTCAAAACAATCACCGTGAATAATTTGATTAATCATTTTGATTTATATTTAGTTTCTTAACAGGTTGTTTATTAGTTTCTTCATTGGTTAAATCAGAGTCAGTGTCTTCAACCTCCCCTCCTGATAGACCATCTATAGATTCACTCCATTCTGGCCACAATATCCGATATTTATTTCTAGCATTTTCAGTATAAAAATCTAATCCTTTTCTGAGAATGATTTCTGTATCAATTACCTGTTTAATAGCACCGCTAAGAAGCTGACACCATCCGTATCTCATCCTAGAATAGCGACGATCAGGCGACCGGGATAACTCTTTAGTTCCCCCTTTTGATTCTAATCCTGGGAAGAAATAGGTCGGGAATCCAGGGATAATTAGCTTGTACCGGCATTGTAAAAGAGTATCAATTAACCCTGTTAAATCAGAGTTAAAATTAGTCATTTTGCGAATATCTTGCCCAGGATAGCTGAGAATATGATCGGTTATAATGCCACTTTTTCTACGGATTTCTAATTCTCGCTCATAAATTCTTTCTTGCTCGGTAGAAATACCTGGCATAATATGAAGAGTCGGAGAAACCCCTAAGTCATTAGATGCCCTAATCAAATTATCAAAAGCCTGTTTAACATCAGCCCAAGCATCTAAAGAAGCTAACCAAAGAGAGCGACCATAAAGAAAATCAGGCTCATGGCGAATATGACAGATTTTATAGGGTTCAAAAAAATAATCAGGGTCAGACTCCGAAACGTATTTTCTTTGCTCAAATCCAATTAATTCCCCTTGATCTGTTTCTTTTCTAAACATCTCAAAGGTAGGTAAATAAAGAGTCTTTGCTACACCAAAATCCTTAGACTTGTTAGCAGATAAACCCTCTCGTTCAATACCTAACTCTAGAAAACATTCTCCCTTCCCCAATGCCCATCTTAAGGCTTTCTTGAGTCTATCCCCACCAATCATGTAGGTTGAAAAATTCTGTTTTCTTAACCTAATATCTTCT